TCAAGAAGTGTAACGGCAGGTGATAATATTAGATTAAGGTGGACAACACCAGCATGGGTAACTAATCCAGCTAACGTATTTATTAATTGTATACTATATATAGAATAATGTTTACATACAAAATTAAATTAGAAAACGCAAAGTATAATATTTACTATTATACAGATAGCATATTAGAAACAATTGAATTTTATGCTTATGATCTCAATAATCCATTAACGATTATTCGTTATGGTTATAAATTAAAAGAATAATGGTACTTATTTAAAACTATAAACATGGCAAACGCATTAAGATTAACAGCAAATGGAGGCTGCGAGTATATTGATAACACAAACGCAAGAACAGGTAAAAAATATTATTGCTTTATCGTTCAAGCTGATACAGTAGTGGCTACATTAACTGGTGGCTTTGCAGGTGACACAACAACTAATTACTTAACATCAATTGGTTTAAGTGGTAAAACATTAAAGCAGGGTGCTATTATTTACGCTCCTGGTGATGCTGTATTCACTAACCTTACATTGACAAGTGGAACAATCATAGCTTATTCAGAATGAAGTTAAGTTTAGGTTTATCACCTCGTGACTATTCAGTAAGTGGCGGTGTTACTTATGATACAGACGCACAGGCTTACTTTACTGCTAACACAGCAATAACAAGTGATGCAGATAAAAACGCTATTAATACCTTTTATTTAGGCCTTAAAAGTGATGGTGTTTATACTAAAATAAAAGCAATGTATTTACCATTGTGGAGTTCAGCAAGTTCAAATAAATGGAATTTAGTTAATCCAGTTGATAGTAATGCAGCATATAGATTAACATTTACAACAGGGTGGACTCATGCAAGTAGTGGAGTAACACCAAACGGAACAAGTGCTTATGCTGACAGTTTTTTAGCGCCTTCAACAGCATTAACTTTAAATTCTGCGCATTTATCTTTTTATTCACGCACTAATACAACTGGTACTTTTGCTGATATAGGTTCAGGGAATAATTCAACATCAATTGGTTATTTACAATTAACTATAAAATGGACTGATAATAAGTATTATGCTAATATAAATGATAATGATTTTAGTGATAATACAGTTGCTAATTCATTAGGCTTTTTTTTAGCATCCCGTACAAGTTCAACAAATGTTAAGACGTTTAAAAGTGGAACAACAGTAACAACAAAAACAACTGCAACATCAACTTTTAGAACATCACTAACAACTTATTTAGGAGCAAGAAATCTACAAAATGGAGGTGCTTCAAATTATAGCAATAGACAATGTTCTTTCGCATCAATTGGTGATGGATTAACAGATGCAGAAGCAACAAATTTTTATAGTAGAGTAAATACATTAATGACATATTTTGGAATAAACGTATGATAGAGGGCAGAATAGTAACAAACGAACAAGCGGAACAATTACAAGGAGTATTCATTGACCATGATACTTTTTTTAATTTCGTTCAAGATATTAACGGAATTTACTTTTTATTTTTAAGTGAACAGGATGAGGTTGATGTAGCAAAGAGTGAATACGCATCTTTGTTGCAGATACCTTTAAGTCCTTACACACCACCACCAACACCACCAATTAATTAATTATGAAAGAGGCATTGGAATTAATAAAGAAACATGGAGCAACTGCTGTACTTGTTTTATGGCTATGGCATACACATAACAGGGTTGAACATTTAGAACAAAAACTTTACAACTGCTTAGAACGTGAACACTTACAAAATTTATACACTAAGCCAAACGAAGCGGTAATACCTAAAAAAATAGAAGATGAAGCTTAAAGTAGTAAGAGAAACTAAAAACGAAGTATGCACCATTGGAAAACTTTATATTAATGATGTTTTCTTTTGCTATACATTAGAAGATAAAGATAGAGGTTTGAAGCAATCAGATAGCCTTTTATTCATTAATGCTAAAAAAATATTTGGATTGACTGCAATACCTACAGGCTTCTATAAATTAATAGTTAATCAAAGTCCAAAGTTCAAAAGGTTATTACCTCGTATCTTAGATATTAAAGGCTTTGATGGTGTTCTCATCCACAGAGGGAACACAGCGGATCACAGTCTCGGTTGTTTGCTTGTAGGCTATAAAAAAGGGGAAAACTCTATATTCGAAAGTACAAAGGCAGAAGCTGACTTAGTGGATAAATTAATGAAGCACAATGCTGAGATACACACTATTGAGATAGTATAAAAAAAAACCTGCTCATTTCTGAACAGGCCTGTTATAACTAATGAAAACACAAAGAACTGCACAAATATAATAATATGCCAAACATTTTCCAAAAAATATTTTCAGGTGGTGCCGGTGAAATCGTTGATAAAGTTGCTGGAGCAGTAGATCGCTTCGTTCAAACCAAAGAGGAAAAGGATGCTGTTAATTTGGAAATCCGCAAAGTTGTTAGTGAGGAACTAAAAGCAATGGAACACGAACACACTAAACAGTTAGAAGTGTATCAACGTGAAATGGATTCTGCACGTAATCGTGAAATTCAAATAGCAACAGCAGACAAAGCACCTTTAATAAATAAGATAGTAACTCCTTTACTTGCACTCGGTGTTATCCTATTGACTTTTATTTTATTTTACGTTTTAATGTTCAAACAAGTGGGAAACGAGAAAGACATCATCATTTACGTGTTGGGAGTTTTATCCGCAATTAGTACACAAATTGTGAGTTATTATTTTGGGAGCAGTCAAGGATCAGCGCAGAAACAAAAGCAACTTGATAAACTTATAAACTAACTTTTTTTTCATGTTTTAATTAATTAGCCACTATATGTGGCTTTTTTTATTGAAAATAATTGATTTGATTATCAAATAGTTATATAAATTATTTATTAATTTTGTAAAACTTATTAATAAACTCTTTATATTTGATGAAAATTAAAACACAATGAAAATAACAATTGACAAAACAGAAAAAGTTGAAATAGAGGTGCAACTGCCTTTATTCACAAAAGATGGCAACAGGTATTGGAAGATTGAAGAAAACCAAACTATTCAAGTATGCCTATGGTCAGATGAAATAATGATTAAAAAAGTAGACTGGGCAATGGAATATCCATGCGCTTATGAGCAAATAACAGAGGAACAATTTAACGAAGTAGTAACCAAAGCTAAATCAATAATATGAATAAAGAGGTATTTCATGGATTCATCAACGGAGTTGTGGCCATGTATCAATTAGGGAGCAGTTTAGATTACCATTTACTTATGGAGTGGGATTGTGAAAGAATAGGCAATAATAAATTAAGAATTACTTGTGATTATTGTTATGAGCGTTATGATAGGCTTTTAAGTCCAGGGGATTATGAAACTCCACCACAATACGAAGAAATAGAAAACAGGGATAAAATAGTAATTGAAGTAACCGATAGAGATACTATTGAGATAGCAAAGCAAATCAACAATGAAATCTTAGATTATATTTCAACCATTCATCCAACTTACACAGTAGATAACACTATATTATTATGAAAATAACAGAAAAAATAAAAGACCACATTAATGAGTATTACTCATTTGGGGATCAAACTCGTGTCAGAAGATACGGAATTGAAAAAGGAAAAAAGTTTAGCCTTGTAACAATTAACAAGGCTTTTAAAACAGGTAATTGTAGTGATGAACTACTGGATTTAATAATTGAATTTTATTTATATAAAAAGGAAAAATATGGAAAATAATTTTAACACAGATGGTATGTCAGGCTTCGGCATAATCAATCTAAAAAAAATAAAAAACTGCGAAGCTGAACTAATTGATGTTGCTGAAAAAGTAGGCTCGAATAACAGATTAGAAATTTTTGATGCTGAATTAATTGAAAGATACATACATTTAAAAAATGAAATAAAAATATTAACTTTAAATTTTTTATATTAAATATTTATTTTATATTTGCAATAAATTAATAACTATGAAAACACAAGAACAAGCAATTTTAGACGCTCTATTGTCAGGGCAAGTGGTAACAGGCTCAAGTGCCTATCAGATCACAAAAAAAGAATGTAACTGCGGAACTCTTAATCTGCATAAGGTTTTAGCTAAAATCAGAAAAAAAGGTTATACCATTAATGAGTGCTGGCAACAGAATCAAAAGACAAAAGCAATGTATAAAGAATTTACAATAACAAATAAAAAACAGAAACATGGAAAGTAAAAACAAAAACAACAGCGGTGCAATCTTCAAGAATGCAAAGAAAACAAATGAGAAACAACCTGACTACAAAGGAACAGTAAACGTAAACGGTAAGGAAATGGAAATATCTTTATGGTTTAAGGAATCGCAAAAAGGTACAAAGTATTTCAGTGCATCATTTCAAGAGCCTTATAAAAAAGATAGTGAAACAAAGACTTATCCGAATGAGACAAAGTACACTCCAAAAATAATAGATGACCAACTGCCATTTTAATAACCAATAATTATGAACATAGAACATCAAGCCAGTAAAATTATTAATCAGTATTTAAACCTTACAAAAGATTTATCATTAGCTAAATCATGCGCTTTAAATGCTGTTGAATTAATAATGGAAAATTGTAAGAATAATAAAATTTCTTATTGGCAGTATGTAAAAAAAGAAATATCAGAATATCAAATAATATTTACTGATTTAAGAAAGTACAATAAAGATAATATGCCGATTTAATTAACCAAAAAACACAAAGAACAATGAAAACAGAAAAAACACAAGAAAAAGTATTAACTAACATTGAAAAGTTAATCGCTATCCAAAACGAGTTAAAAGTTCCAAAAGGTAATTTAAACAAGTTTGGTAACTATAAGTATAGAAGTGCTGAAGATATACTTGAAGCCTTAAAACCAATTCTTTTTAAATATAGCGCACTTTTAAGGTTAAGTGATAAAGTAGTTCAAATAGGTAATAAAAGTTTTGTAAAAGCAACTGCAAGAATAATTGTAGGGGATTTTGTAGACTTTGCTTATGGTTATGCTGAACTTTGCGAACACAAAGGAATGAGTGCAGAACAAGCGACTGGCACAGCTTCAAGTTATGCTCGTAAATATGCTTTGAATGGTTTATTCTTAATTGATGAAACAGAACAGGATGCTGACCATGATAACAAGAAAGTTGAGCAAAAGAAACCTGAATTAATTTTAAATAGCGAAGTGTATAAAAAAGCACAGGAATACATGATGTCAGGTGGTTCAATTGATGTTATCAAACAAAAGTATTCAGTTAGTCAGGAAGTAGAAGTAGCATTAATTAAATCAATTTAATCATGGGGACAATTTGTCCCCTACCTTTAAAACTATGAAAGCAAAAGAAAAAGCAAAAGATCTAGTAGAAAGATTCACAATGGATAATACTAGACAAGGAGAACGAAATGGAATAAAGTGCGCTTTAATTGCAGTCGAAGAAATGATTGATTTATTAAATGCTGATACATGGGGAGTTGAAATGCCTAGAGCGTTTGTAAAGCAAGATTATTTGGAACAAGTTAAAAACGAAATAAATAAATTATAAAATGGAATCAACAATTGAAATTTACTCACCTATGTGGTGGGATAACAGATTAGGTAATTTTACCGGAAGTGAGATTTGGAAATTAATGACTGAGCCACGTTCTAAAAAAGACTTATTAAGCAAAGGTGCAGAAACTTACATTCGTGAGAAAGTTTACGAAAGGTTAAGTGGGCAACCTAAACAAAGCATTGATAACTATGCGACAGCGTGGGGACACGAAAATGAGCCAATAGCGAAACGATATTATACTGCACGAACAGGTAATGAGGTAATAGAATCAAAGTTGCTTATAAGCGAAAATATCGAAGGATTAACAGGTAGTCCTGATGGCTTAGTAGGTGATGAAGGAATGATTGAAATAAAATGCCCGTTTGTAGGAAGTAATCATTTAAATTTCTTTTTTAATGAAGATACTTTTGAAAGTGAGAATAACGATTACTATTATCAAATGCAATGTTATCTTTTATTGTCAGGTCGTAAATGGTGCGACTTTATAGAAGATGGGAAGCTAACGAAGAAGTTCAGGAACGAATGATTGAGAAAGTAACTATTGCAAGAAATCTATTTAACGATTATCTAAATGCATTTAACAAAAAACAAAAATAAATATGCAAATACAAAACAACGTACCAATGGTGAAGAACAGTAACCAAGTACACACAACAAACGATTATTTTATTTTTAAACCTATTGATGGTAATAGAAATAAAAACTTATTACACATTAATAGATTAAAAAAATCAATGGCTAAAAATTATTTATATACAATAATAACGGTAAATGAGAAGCATGAGATAATTGATGGACAACATAGATTTGATGTTATTCAAGAATTAAATTTACCTCTACATTATGTTGTATGTAATGGCTATGGTCTTAATGAAGTACATATTTTAAATCAAAACTCTAAAACATGGAATGCAGATGATTATTTAGAGGGATATTGTAATTTAGGTTATAATGATTACATACAATATAAAGAATTTAAAGATGAGTATAAAATAGGACATTTTGAATGCATGAGTATATTAAGTGATAATATTACAAAAAAACATGTTGAAAACTTTTATAAAGGAGAGTTTAAAATAACTAATTACGCAAAAGGTTGTGATACTATAAATAAAATATTTATGCTGGCTAATTATTATGAAGGTTATAAAAGAAGAAGTTTTATTTTCGCAATGCTTCAACTATTTAAAAATAAAAATTTTGAATTTACAGAATTTTTACAAAAAATAAAAACACAACCAACAGCATTAGTAGATTGCACAGGTATTAGTTCGTATGTTACTTTAATAGAAGAAATTTATAACTATCGTAGACGTGAAAAAGTTAATTTAAGATATTAATGCATTTAATTAAACCTAAAAAATGTAAGGAGTGCGGTGAAAGCTTCACTCCTTATAAATCAACTCAAAGAGTGTGCAGTCCTAAATGTGCTTTAATCGGTGCTGAAAAGAAAACATGGC